TCTGAAGTAGGTATATTTTCGGCGGGATCTAACCCATCAGCAGGAGCGTATGACAGCAGAACCCTGCTTGCTTTTACTGTTAACGAAAACTGGGAATACCATAATCAAACGTCTTCCACAGAACTACCAATAGTTTATGAGCCTTTGGATGGGCAGGCTAATGACGGCTTAATAAATCAAACATATGAGGCATTCCAAACAAACTCTGACAACAGACTATTCACTAATCCAGACAGAACTTCTAGGTATGAACGTGCTAGATTTTTTAATAATATTGTAATGATGCGAGGAGACTCTGCAAATTTACAGATACAGTCAAATCATTTAGTTCCAGCAACTGGATCAAATCATATACACCTACTTGGAACTGCACTTGACTTTAATAGAAATGCTCCTACAGATGAGATTAAGTTAGCCTTCAGCGTTATAAGCAAAGATCCAGACCCCTCAATTATTCCAGATGAGGTAAGAATTCTTTTAGAGTTTGCAGAAAGTGACTCTCCAGGAGTAGGAGAATGGGCCAGGTTCGAGGTAGTTATGCCTGCAGACGACTACTCATTTGCAAACAATAGATATTATGTAATTACTAAGCAGTTACAGGAATTATACAGAAGCACAGGTTTTACGTGGAACAATGTTACTATAGTAAAAATATACACAACTGTTATTAAAAACAATTTGCCTTCCGATGATTTTTATGTTGGATTAGATGCAGTTAGGTTCGAAAATGTATCAACAACAAATCCAGTATATGGTTTGACTGGTTATACAGTTTTAAAAAATACAAATGCAGAAACTATAATTAAGGCTGCTAATACAACAAATTATATAGAATTTAGATTTGCAATGGATGTGCAATAGTGTCAAATCCAGATCAAGGAATAAAAAAAATAATTATTCCAAAGTCAAAACTTCCAGGCTTTTTTGGAGAAAATAGACAGTACGTATTAAGATATAGATTTATATCAGAAGACAAAAATAGAACATCACACTGGTCTCCTGTATATAAAATATTAGCAGAAGACACACCTAGTGAAATATTAAATAGCATGATAATTGACACTGCAAATAAAGTTATTAATCTAGCATGGCAACCACAGCCACATATAGAAGAATATTTTATTTATATTAAATGGAATAATTCTGGATGGCAATATTATACAAAGACATCGCAGACTAATTACTCAATAGTTTATAGTGCGGATAAGACTTACGTGCATATAGCGGTACAACCAAAAACTATTCCATTGGAAAGATTTGCAGATTCAGAATTGTTTGAAAATGAGGGCAGTCTGATATAATTAGACAGGAGGAAATATGGCAAAAATACCACTACCAGAATTAGGTCAACCACTAGATGTTTCTTACATCTATCAGTTAGCAAATGCAATTAACGAGTTATCTTTACAGGTCTCGCCAGCAATATATAAGTATGTTAGCGTCGATGTCGTTAACGGAGTTCAGCAAAATGCAAAGGCTTCTGAGACAAGAATAATTGCAGGCTATGCAGATGTTGTTAAGAGTGCAAATCAAAGCATTGGAAGCCAACAGCCATTTACATATAATTTCCCAGCAGACTTTAAATTTGCCCCTATTGTTACAGCCACCCCAGTAAATATTGGCGGTACTGAGGCAGGTAAAAATGTATCTGTTGTAATAAAATCTATCACTACATCAAAGGTAGATGGAATAGTTAATTTTAATTCTACTGGAGATGTTTCAATCGGCGTTAACTTAGTTATCGTCGGCATACCTAATTAATGATTAAATGCAAAAAATGTTTCAGAAATATGATGATAGACAGAGTTTTCAGTTCTGTATCTCATTTAGAACTATATTGCTTCACCTGTGGATCAAGAAGATTTCTTCGTCCACCTTCAGAATCTGAGGAAGGCCGATGGCTACTAAAAAGGGAAATAGAACGAGCGAAGATTACAATGTCTCTCCTGTAATACCTGGAAATAAAAAGGTATGGTTCTTAAACGGAGATCTAGTTAGAGTCCATCATTTAAATAAATCAAATGGCATTATGTCGGTTTACAATATAACAAAAGATAGAATTGAAAGTTGTTTAATTTCAGATTTTAAAACTAAAAGAGAACGTGCATATACTGTAGGAGAAACTGCAGATCTTGTCAACAGACATAAAAAATATATGCCATCATTAATGAAGCGTGGAATAATTCCATTTCCAACAGGATCTCAAAAAGGCGGACAAAGAGGTTGGCAAGTTAGATCCTATTATTCTGAATCGCAAGTTAAAGACATACGTGATATACTGGCTACGTATCATATAGGTAGACCAAGAAAAGATAAGTTAATTACAAATGATATCACTCCAACAAAGGCTGAGTTGACGAGGCGAATGGGAGATGGTATACTTACATATACGAAGACCGAAGACGGTAGGTTTATACCAATTTGGTCAGAATCAATATAACAGAAGGGTATGAAATGGAAGACACTAAAGTATCGGTAACACTTGGATACACGCTAAATCTTGGAAACTTTCAATCACTAAGAATCGATCTTGGTGTTACAGACTCAAAGCGTGATACAGAAAACACAGATCAGGCATTTGAGCGTGTATATAAGTTTGTTGAAGATAAGTTGGCAACTAAAATATCAGAAGCAAAGGTTGAACTAGAAGAAAGCAATTAGTGTGACAGACAAGCAGAAACGCTTGGCTCTGTTGAGTAGGTTTGATAAACACTATAAGTTTAAACTAGGACAAGCGCCAAAGTATAATAAATGGGTAGAACAATGGTCTGCCGATGCCTTAATAGAATCATATGGCATGGAGGTTTGTTATGAACTTCTTGAATACTATTTTGATGTTACAGAAAATCCTACATGGAATCATTTTGCATACATAGCGCATGATATACTGGAAGCAAAACAGCAATACGCTAAAGACATACAAGAACGAATTGATCGCAGGGCAAAGGCTAAGGAGTGGCTGAGTGAATAATACAGAATCTAAACTAATCTCAGCAGTATTACAAGATAAGCAGGCCCATGTTCTTTTGCAGGCTAATGTAGAAAATATTTTATCTACTCATGTAGATGTTTGGCAATTTGTTAGAAAATACTATGAGACCAATGCTACAGTTCCACCAACAGAGTTAGTTGTAGAAAAATTTAGAGACTTTGAACCAATAAGCGGTGTTGGCTCTACTAAGCATCATCTTGAAGAATTGCAAGCAGAATATTTAACAAATAGTCTTAAAGATATTATTAGATCTGCTGCAACAGATGTGCAGGGTGGGCAGGGCCTGGATGCTTTAGAGGCTCTCATTACAAAGACGGCAGAACTTAGAAAAAATACAGCAGCCATTCGTGATATTGATGTAACAGATTTAGATTCTGCTGTCGCATATTTTGAAAACTTAAAGAAGCAGCAAGAGGCTGGGGCATTAGGAATTAAGACTGGTCTTCCAGGGTTTGATAATTATCTACCTTCTGGAATTATGCCAGGGCAACTAGGAGTTTTTCTTGCATATCCAGGTATAGGAAAGTCATGGCTATCTCTCTACTTTGCTGTACAGGCTTGGAAGCAGGGCCGTAGTCCAATGATTATAAGTCTTGAAATGTCTGAGGTTGAAGTTCGTAATCGTGTGTTTGCAATTATGGGAGAAGGCATCTGGTCTCATAGAAAACTAAGCGCTGGTCAAGTTGAGATGGACATGCTTAAGTCTTGGCATACCAAGCATGTGCAGGGTAGACCAGAATTTCACATTATATCAAACGATACGGGCGGTGACATTACCCCACTAGTATTGCGAGGTAAGATAGATCAATATAAACCAGACTTTGTTATTGTTGATTATTTACAGTTGATGTCTCCTAATCAAAAATCAGACAACGAAACAATTCGTATGAAGAATCTGTCTCGTGAACTTAAACTAATGGCCATTGCAGAAGAAGTTCCTATTATTGCTATCTCATCTGCTACACCAGACGATGTTACTAAACTTGAAACGGTTCCTACCCTTGGTCAAACTGCATGGTCACGTCAGATCGCTTATGATGCTGACTGGGTCTTAGCACTGGGTCGTGGAAATAACAGTGATATTATTGAATGCGTATTTCGTAAAAACCGTAATGGATTTATGGGAGAATTCTTAGTTCAGGCTGATTTTGACAAGGGATATTACAGATATAAAGATTATGAAGATAAGTCAGTATAATATGTTCCATGGAAACATTTCCGCACAAGGCGATAAAGCGGTTTGGGCTGGACGGGATCATAGTTGATGACTCAGCCATATACAGACTGCAGCAAGAATATATCAGGCTACTGGTATCAGAAATGCGCCTATCTGGATATGCTCCAAGATTTGACATTAACCCAGAATTTACATTATCATATAATGAAGAAAAAAATTACTTTGAGTTTGTATTAAGCGTATACGGAATATATATAGGGAGAAAAAAGGTAGAATGGATATTAGGGATAGACGGAACCAGACCAATCTATACACAGCCAGCCAAGTTAAAAGAGTACTCTCAGGATCTGGCGTAACTGTAGAAAAAGAAGCAGAGTCTGAGTATATTGTATTTTGTCCATTTCATTCTAATCATCGTACCCCTGCTGGAGAAATAAATAAATATAGTGGCTTATTTTTTTGCTTTTCCTGTGGCAAAACTGCAGACTTAATAGAATTAGTTATGCATTTTTCAAATAGAACATATTTTGAATCTGTTAGATTTATTAAAAGCAGGGAAGTTGAAACAGATATTTTATCTGAAGTAAATTCTAAACTAGTAGAAAAAGAAGAGTGGACAGAGTTTGATACCTCTATTGTTGAAAGATTACATGAGCAAGCGCTTGTATCAGAAAGAGCAAAAGAATATTTTATTAAAAGAAACATTACAAAAGAATCTGTAATAAAGTTTAAACTCGGATATTCTGAAACTCAAGACATGATTTGCATTCCAATTCAAAACAACGACGGTTTGTGTGTAGGATTTGTTGGAAGATCTATTGAGGGGAAAGAGTTTAAGAATACACCCAAACTTCCAAAATCAAAAGTTTTATTTAATTTAAATCGTGTTAAAACTGCAAGTTCTGTTTATGTTGTTGAGTCATCGTTTGATGCAATTAGATTAGATCAGGTGGGCCTTTCAGCAGTAGCAACTTTAGGTGCTAATGTATCTTCTAAGCAAATAGAACTACTATCTAAATATTTTGATGATATCTGTATTATTGCAGATAATGATGAGGCAGGTGCAAACATGAAGAATAGAATAGTTGAAAAACTTGGAAGTTCTGTTAGCATTGTCAACATAGATAAAAAATATAAAGATATTGGCGATATGTCAGATTATGATATAATGAATATTCAAAAGGGTTTTTCTGATAGGATTAAGGAGATGTTGGTTTGAAAATATCAACAAATAAACATATGCAATGGTGGAATGCCATACAAACTATGTTTAATAAAGACTATTGGAATAAAGCAAACACAGTTGAGTTTTTTGCATTTGTTGCTAAGGCAGTGATTATTATTCCAGGTCTTCTGTTTAGTAAACAGATCTGGTGGCTTTACATTTTTGCGCTGGTATCAAGTTTAATGCTGATATGGTCATCTACAGTAAAAACAATACCAACGCTGATTTGGTTTAACATCCTCTGGTCTATATTAGCAACAACCGCAATACTAAAACATTTCGGTGTTGTGTTATAGCCTTCTACTTGACAAAAAAATACTTATAAGATATACTTAAAGAACACTAACAAAGGAGAAAACTATGAGCGTTATTAAGGGACTAAAAAATATAAATGCCCTGCTCGACAAGAAAACAGACGAAAACGGTCCAAAGGTTCGTTGGCTAAAGTTGGCTGATGGACAAGCAGTTAAGATCCGATTCATCGAAGAGTTGGATGAGGATTCTGCAAACTATAATGATAAGCGTGGCCTAGCCCTTGTTGTTAAAGAGCACACAAATCCAAAGGACTATAAGCGCAAGGCTGTAGACACTATGGATACCGAAGGCCGTGACTGGGCTGAAGAGATGTATCGTAAGGATCCAAAGGGCAATAGCGGATGGCGTGGTCGTTTGCGCTTCTACTGCAATGTACTTGTAGACGACGGTATTGAAGATAAGCCTTATGTTGCTATCTGGTCTATGGGTGTAAGTAAGCAGTCTTCATTTAATACTATTCGTGAGTATGCTCTTGAAACAGGCAGTATCTCAAACATCACATGGAAGTTAAAGCGTAACGGTCAGGGTACTGAAACATCTTACACTTTGATTCCTTCGGCTCCAGATAAGGAACCGTTTAACTGGGAAGGTATTGAGCCATACCCACTAGAGAAAGCCCTGCGCCGTGTTCCATATGCGGAGCAAGAAGCATTCTATCTTGGGTTTGACTCCCCTTCATCTACATCAGCGACAAACATCGACTGGTAATAGATGAATTACGTACCACTACACTTACATACTCACTTTTCACTATTCGACGGAATTGGGTTGCCGTCTGAATATGTAGATCGTGCTAAAAAGTTGGGTATGCCTGCAATATCAATTACAGACCATGGCTCCCTTTCTGGCCATAGAGAAATGTATCGTGTTGCTAAAGCAAGTGGTATTAAACCTATTCTTGGCATAGAAGGGTATATGTGTGAAGATCGCTTTGACCAAAGAGACAAAGAAGATCGTACTACACCACTAGACATGGTGTATAACCACATTATCCTTCTTGCCAAGAACAAGGTTGGCTTAGAAAATTTAAATAAATTAAATGAGATAGCATGGACAGAAGGTTTTTATAAAAAGCCTAGAATTGATTTTGAAGTTCTTGCCAAATATAAAGAAGGAATTATAGTTTCTTCAGCATGTCCAAGTGGAATTATTGCCAAGTCTATAGAACTTGGAGAACTTGGAATGGCAAAGAAATATATTAAATGGTTTAAAGAAACATTCGGAGATGATTATTATCTTGAGGTAATGCCTCATAATGATGAATCTATCAATAGAACTATATTGCTATTGGCAGATGAGTTTAAGATCAAACCAATCGTAACTCCAGACTGTCACCATGTTGATTCATCACAAAAAGAGATTCAAGAATTAAAACTTATCTTAAATACATATTCAAATAAAATTCAAAAGGATGCTACATACGAAAAGTCCAAAAAGCAAGGGGACTTGATGAGGCGCCTGGATTATCTTTATGGTGCAGACAGACAAATGTCATTTAATAAGTTTGATATTCATTTGCTATCATATGAGGAAATTCAGGCTGCCATGGAAAAGCAGGCAATATTTAGAACTGACATTTATGAAAATACTATCGAACTTGCTAACAAGGTTGAAGACTATGACATTAAGGATGGCTTAAATCTTCTTCCAGTTCAATATAAAGACCCAGACAAACAACTCAAAGAGTTGGCAATATCTGGTTTAGCAGAAAAAGGCCTTGACACTAATCAAGAATATATTGATAGGCTTGATGAAGAGTTAAAAGTAATTAAGGATAAAAAGTTTGGACCTTACTTTCTTGTTGTTCAGAGTATGATTTCATGGGCAAAAAAGGAAGGCATTATGGTTGGTCCAGGCCGTGGATCTTCTGCTGGATCATTGCTTTGTTATGCGCTTGGTATTACTGATATCGATCCACTAAAACATGGACTTCTATTCTTCCGTTTTATTAACCCAGAGCGTAATGACTTCCCAGATATTGATACAGATATTCAGGATTCTCGTCGTGATGAGGTTAAAGATTATCTTGTTAGGCAATACAAGCATGTTGCTTCAATTGCAACATTCTTAGAATTTAAAGATAAAGGTGTAGTGCGAGACGTTGCTCGTGCATTAAATATTCCATTAGCAGATGTAAATAAAGTTTTGAAGTTGGTAGATACTTGGGATGAGTATTGCACTTCAAAAACTACTGCATGGTTTAGAGAGAAATATCCAGAGGTAGAACAATATGGCGAACAACTTCGTGGTCGTATTAGAGGTACTGGCATACACGCTGCTGGCGTTGTCACTAGTAAAAATCCTATTTTTAGGTACGCACCGATGGAGACACGCAATTCTCCTGGTTCCGATGAGCGTATTCCTGTTGTGGCAGTTGACATGGAAGAGGCTGAAAAAATCGGGCTTATTAAAATCGATGCCCTAGGACTTAAAACGCTAAGTGTTATCAATGATACAATTAAAATAATCAAGGAGCGAGAAGGCACTGAAATCGATCTATTAAAAATAGATATGGATAATATCAAGGTATACCAAATGCTTTCTGAGGGGTATACCAAGGGCGTATTCCAGTGTGAAGCAACACCATATACAAATCTTTTGATCAAGATGGGTGTAAAAAATCTAGCAGAGTTATCTGCTTCAAACGCTCTTGTTCGTCCAGGTGCAATGAATACTATCGGTAAAGACTATATTGAGCGCAAGCATGGTAGACAGGCAGTTAATTATTTGCATCAGACAATGAAGCCTTTCACAGAAGAAACATATGGGTGTATCCTATACCAAGAGCAGGTTATGCAGGCCTGCGTTCAACTTGGAGGTATGTCCTGGTCTGAGGCTGATAAGGTTCGTAAGATCATCGGTAAAAAGAAAGATGCTAGAGAGTTTGATGCGTTTCGTGATCGTTTCGTTGACGGTGCTTCTAAGTTTATTAGTCCTAACCAGGCTCGTGATTTATGGCATGACTTTGAGGCGCATGCGGGTTATTCGTTCAACAAGTCTCATGCGGTTGCTTACTCTACGCTCTCGTATTGGACGGCATGGTTAAAATATCATTACCCAATTGAGTTTATGTATTCTCTATTAAAAAATGAAAAGGATAAAGATGCGAGAACTGAATATCTTATTGAAGCGAAAAGAATGGGCATCAGCATTAAACTACCTCACATTAACGATTCGGATATTGACTTTAAAATTGAGGGTAAGGGTATTCGGTTTGGATTGTCGGGGATCAAGTTTATCTCTGATAAGATTGCAGAACGATTTATATCGGCACGACCTTTTAAGTCTTTCGAAGAAGTTAAAGCCTTTACATTTACAAAAGGTAATGGGGTCAACAGCAGAGCGCTGGAAGCGTTAAGAATTATTGGTGCTGCTACATTCCCAGACAATCCAAGAAATGATAATGAGATTCGAGATAATCTTTATGAATATTTAGGTTTGCCAGAATTTACACAAACAGTCCCCTCTCATTACCACGCCTTTATAAATCCCGTAGAAGATTTTGAAGAAAAGGGTTCTTTTCTATTGATGGGTATGGTAAAGGGGATTAAGCGTGGCAAGGGTTGGTCTCGTGTAGAGATTCTTGATAAAACTGGAAGCATAGGGGTATTTGATGAAGAGCAAACGACGATTGAGGCTGGACGAAGTTATATTGCACTCTGTTCTGATAATAGAATTGTCTCTGCTGTTCCTGTAGATGAAATTAAAAATTCTGATGCAGCATTAATTAAGTTTTTGAATTATAGAATGTTACCGTACAAAGATGAAGAACTGTTTGTTGTATCCTTTAAGCCTAGAATAACAAAGGCTGGTAAAAAGATGGCATCATTAACATTGGCTGATACTTCTAGGGAGTTGCATTCTGTAACAGTATTTCCTACAGCATTTGCTAAGGCATACATGAAAATTGAAGAAGGTAATGCCTATAAGTTTGAATTAGGCAAAACAAAAGATGGTACAGTTATATTGGAGGATGTAAATGTTTGATGATTTAGCAGAAGAAATACATAAAAATGCAATCGAAAAAGGTTTTTGGGATAGAACAGCAGATCCAATATTTTTAGCAAAGCAAATGATGATGATAGTTTCTGAGGTTTCTGAAGCCATGGAAGCAGTACGCAAAGAAATGGATCCAGAACAGATATCGGATGAGTTTGCAGATATTATAATTCGTACACTTGATCTTTATGCAGGCATGGCTGAGGCTGGGTATGTTACAAAGTCACTTGATTATGCAATTAAGGAAAAGATGGAACGCAATACACATAGGCCAAAGAAGCATGGAGTTAGATTCTAATGACAGTAACAATTGAAGAAGTACTAGCACAACTCAATCCCAAATTAAGAAAAGCAATCCTAGTGGGCAACGAGGTTCCAAAAACAGAATATGCTTTAACCCCAAGCCATGGATTAAATCGTGCATTAAACGGCGGTCTTCCATACGGGAGACAGGTTTTAATTTGGGGATCTAAGTCGTCGGCTAAATCATCTTTATGCTTACAGACAATTGCATTAGCACAAAAAGAAGGAAAGGTTTGTGCATGGATTGATGCAGAAATGTCATACGATAAAGTATGGGCAGAAAAGTTAGGCGTTGATACTTCAAAATTAATTGTTTCTCAGGCAAGAACCATAAATGAGATGGTGGACGTTGGTGTAAATCTTATTGAGGCAGGTGTTGATATTGTCGTTGTTGACTCTATCACATCTCTTTTGCCTGCTATTTATTTTGAAAAAGACTCTGATGAGTTAAAGCAATTAGAAAATACAAAGCAAATTGGTGCTGAGTCTAGAGACTTCAGCAATGCGTGGAAGATGCTTAACTATGCAAATAATAAGGTTAAGCCCACACTATTTATTTTAATTTCTCAATCTAGAAATAATATTAATGCAATGTATACAAGTCAACAACCAACTGGCGGACAGGCTACAAAATTTTACTCTTCTACTGTTATAAAATTATTTTCATCTGAGTCAGAAAATCAAGCACTGAAGGGAAAAATATATGTTGGCGACAAGGCTATTGAAGAAAAGATTGGTAGAAAAATTAGGTGGGACTTGCAATTTTCTAAAACCAGTCCTGCTTTTCAGTCTGGTGAATATGATTTCTATTTTAGAGGCGATCTTGTGGGCATTGATGGGGTCGCTGATCTTGTTGACACTGCTGAGTTGATGGGCATAGTTGAGCGCACAGGCGCCTGGTATCTATTGCCAGATGGCTCAAAGGTCCAGGGCAGAGAAGGTTTTATCAATAGAGTTAGAGAGGATCTTGATCTTCAGGATATGATTAAGAATAAGATTAGTGAATAAGTATACTATTTACGAAGGTAAATTTCCGTGCAAGATTTGCAAAAAAGAAGTGCGAACAATTAGGCTTTATCCTGCAACAGGAATGGCAACCTGGATGTGCTCAGATAAACATTTGTCAGAAGTTCAATTATTTAAGGTTGGCTACAAGAAGGTAAAAAAGTATGAGTGAAAAAGGCGAGAGCAAAAGAATAGGGGCAAAGCAGCATAAAAACTCTGGCAGAGGAATTAAAAAGGGTGATGCAACCTGGAATAATTTTACTATCGACTTTAAAGAAGTATCAAAATCTTTTACCATAAATCAAGATGTTTGGGCAAAGGCAGTTACTGATGCAATTAAAAATAATAATGATCCTGCCATTGTAGTCATTCTTGGTAAAGACAATAAGAAAGTAAGACTGGCGATACTTGAATTTTCTATCTTAGAAGAGTTAATTAATACAGATTCTAGAGGAATGGTATAATATATATATGATAAACGCAGCATATAAACCAAAAAAATTCGGACAGTATAACGATGTTATTCCTCACATTATAAAGGGTTTCTTTTCTGATGATGAGGTTAAAGAAATAAAAGAATTAATTGAGCATGGGAAAGGTTTGCCGCCAGGCGGTTTTTATTCTCCTCTAGTTCTTCCAGAACTTGCTAGAGAACAGATAGAACTAAAAATTTCTGGTAAGTTGTTAAAAAAAATAGAAGATTTTGCGTCTGATTTTGTTGGAGAAGAAGTTAAAATGACACACAACAGTTATCTTTCTTACAACAAAAAGCATAACCCAAATGCATTTGAAAACAGAGGAAATGAAACAGATCTTGCGATATCACCCAAACTTCCACCACATTTTGATTCAGATAACTATTTTACTAAATTAACAATAGATTATCAACTAGATGCCAACATTAGTTGGCCAATAGTTATCGATGTTAATGGAGAACTTTATCGTTTTGATCTGGAATATGGAGACTTATTGCTTTTCTGGGGGGCAGGTACAATTCATTGGAGAGATCCGATTCTATTAAAAGAAGGAGATAACTGTGAAGTTTGGACAGCACATTTTGCAGTTCAAAAAGATTTTGATGAATTAAATATTCCAGCACGTGATCCAGAAGCCAGAAAAATTAGATTCCAAGAGTGGAAAGAAAAAAGTAAATTTGATGAATATAATAATGAATGGCAAGAAAAAATGGAAAAATTAGAAAAAGAAGATGGACTAATACGACTTGCTAAAATAAGAGAATTAGATGCAAAATATCAAGATGCTATAGAAAGAAAAAATAATAATGCTTGATGAACAAAAAACAACACTTGAGCAAATAAATGGTCTTGTGGAAATTGCTGAATACATGCAAGATGAAGAGTTTACTACTGCCTTAACAACAATAGCAAAAATTATTTTAAAGCCAGACATACCAATGCATGTTGCCACATTAGAAATCGTTAGGCTACAAGCAATAGCATCGAAGATGTCTCTGAAAGCCACTTGGATGGCAAACGTAGATAAATCAGATAGAGGTAAAAAGAATTTATACTATACTGCAGCAGAATCTATTAATAATCTAGTGTCTGCCCTTAAATATATAACCAGATGATATCTGCTATAATTAACATAACCAAAGGATAATAATGACAAAAAATTTATTAAAGCAAGTAATGGTAAAGAGTAATGAGAAATCTTCAAAGAATAATGAGGACCATAGGTTTATTGAAGGCTTGATTGAAAAAATTGAATCTGGATATATGGTTAAGACAAAGCCTAAGTTTAGCAAAAAGAGTAATTTTTCTGCTTCTGGTTTAACTTATGGAGCAGGAGAATGCCCAAGGTATTGGTATTTAGCATTTGATGGAGCAGTATTCTATGATAATTCTGATGCGTACGGTGTAGCAAATAGAACAAACGGAACTTTAGGACACGGTAGAATTCAGGAAGCAATAGAATCGTCTGGCTTGCTTGATGAAACAATGGAGATGGATCCGCTTCCAAGAAAATACAATAAGCAAACTAACCCAGCAATGGAATTTAGAGTTAAAACAGAGGATCCACCATTTGATGGATATGGCGATGTCATGTTTAGAATAAATGATGAGCGTGTAATTGGAGAAATTAAAACAATTACAAATGAAGGTTTTGAGTATAAGAAGAATAGCAGAAAGCCTAAGATGGGTCATCTTATGCAATTGTTAATCTATATGAAGGTTTGGAAAGTTGGCAAGGGTGTAATGATTTATGAAAATAAAAATAATCATGAGTTGCTAACTTTACCAGTATTAGTAAACGATCATTACCGTCGGTGGGTAGACCAGGCATTTGATTGGATGCGAGAAGTATATAAGAATTGGAAAGATCAACAACTTCCACAGAAGCCATATCGATCTAATTCTAAAATATGTAAAGTGTGTCCAATTCAAAAGGCATGTGCTGAAGCAGAGACAGGGGCAATTAAACTTAAACCTCTGGAGTTGCTAAAAGATGAAGAACTGTAATTGGTGCGATAAATTATTTAAGGGAAGTGTTTCCTATCAAATATATTGCTCAGAAACATGCAGAACTGATGCAACAAAAGAAAAAATAGCACAAAGATATATTCATCAAAGAAGGCAAAAACGAAAAGGGAAGGATAGAACTTGTAAAATGTGTAAAACAAGTTTATCTATTTACAATGATGAGCCATTATGTAATAATTGCTTAATCAATCCTTCTGAAGTAAATAAAACATTAAGACAAATAAAAAGGCTGCTTAATGAATAGTTTGCCCAAAACGATATGTTCTATTGATGCTAGTACAAATAATCTTGCATTTGCTATTTACTCATATAAAAACTTGGAGTGCTACGGCAAAATAACATTTGAGGGTAATGATGTATATGAAAAAATAACTGATGCTTGCAAAAAGTCTAAAGCGTTATTTGATTATTATAATTCAGTGGATGCCATTGTTATTGAACATACCGTATTTATGAATTCTCCAAAAACTGCAGCAGATCTTGCCCTAATACAAGGAGGCATTCTTGGAGGTGCGGGGCTGGCTGGTATTAAGATAATAGGGAAAGTATCCCCAATAACTTGGCAAAATTATTTAGGAAATAAAAGATTAACCAAAGAAGAACAGTTTAAGATAAGATCCTCTAATCCAGGAAAGTCAGACTCTTGGTATAAGTCATATGAAAGAGATTTTAGAAAGCAAAGAACAATACGATTATTGGATGTTATTTATAATAAAAAAATTGATGATAACGATGTCGCAGACGCCTGTGGTATTGGACATTGGTCAATAAACAATTGGCACAAGGCTATTGGGGTTGACAAGGAGTAGGCATGTCTGCTAAACTGTATACAAATGAGTCTTGGCTTCGTAAAAGATATGTTATGGATAAAAAGACTCCGCAAGAAATAGCAAAAGAGTGTGGGGCTAGTGTAGAGACAATCTACGTTTACCTTGCCAAATTTGGATTAAGGAAGTCAAAGAGATGAGTTTAGAGCCAGTATTTCCAGATTCACAACAATTTAAATGTGATGATTTATATTTACTTACAGTAGGCACAGAGGCAGGAAAAGAAATATTAGAGACCTGCCATGAAATTGCACATATGCTTGTTAAGAAAAATATCGCTTACGGCAATTCAGCCCTTGATCCTGTGCGTATATTTTCAAAAGCGGGGCCAAGAGAACAACTCCATGTCCGTATTGATGATAAATTAAATAGGCTTATGAAGGGTACAGATTACCCAGGTGATAACGATATTGATGACTTAATAGGATATTTAGTATTATTAAAAATAGCAAAAGCAAAAAACGGGGA